TTGTAACTCTGTGTGATCCATCTTCTAAAGGAGTCCTCATATCAAAACAGTAAACAATAGAACTATTAGGAAGTGTTAGTAAATAGAAAGCTTCTTCAGGGCTGTATAGCGATTTAATAGGATATGCTTGATCAGGCAACAAAGAAATTAAATCATTACGAACATTCTTGCTAATGTCACGCATTGGCATAGACTTTTCTTGAATGATTCGCATTAAACTTCTAACGCCTGTGTCAGAGAGGAAAAGCAAATCTGTTCCTGTATTCTGCACAGAGTCTCTGGCAACACAACCTATACCAACAATTGTATCTGACAACTGCATAGTAGCTGGCGAGCTAGCCCCTGAGTATACAAGAATAGTACGACGACCAAAGATTATTAAGAAGTCGTTGTGTGACGCTAGTGCTACAACGTCATCGTTATTGTTGGGCCATACAGTTGTTAGATTAATGCTGCCTGATGAGCCTCCGCTAAACTGAACACCAAGCAACAAGTCACTCCATTGTACAGTGTGGGTGTTGCCTGTAGTGTCTGCAAGCCACAGCCTACCGTAAGCAGCTAGTGCTTCGTTAGCATACAGCGGAGTTCCTGTAGAGTGTCCATGATCAGAGAAGGTTTCAAGAACTGGAGAGCCTTCGTGATCTGTAAAAACCAATGGTTCATGGTCGCGTTGGAAGAAGTAAGCGTGGTCGTTCTGACATACTACTTTCCAGTTATTGCCAGTAGGAGTGTAACCAACAGGAGTAATGTCAACTAAAGTGTCTGTGCCTAAGAATATTTTATTATTACCAGCAGAAAAAACCCTAACATCACCGCTAGTGTCTTTACACTCAGCAATCATTTCAATGCCACGAGAAGTTCCTAATACACTAGCTCCATTAGTGGAAACTGTTGTATAACCTTTTCGAGCGCCAATACGACCTAGTTTGTCAATAACACAGTTGTCTGCAACAGAAGCAAAAGAAGGATCAAGACCAATAGGTGAGTCTTGTGTGTTTAAACCCATGAAGCCCGGCGCAGATACTGTGATGTTCTGTAATTGTGCTGCCATTATACAGTAGTCCAGATAGTCTCTTCAGGATGTTGTGACGCATCAATAGCAATAGCGTCAGCCAGTGTATTATCTGCCAATGCAAACAACTCTCCTGCGCTAGTGCCGCCAGTTTCGCCACGCTCTCTAGCAGCTAAAGCTGTTGCAATTTGAATAACAGGAGAAGAAGGAACGGTTAGTTTATCTGTGTCTGCTTCAAGGTCTGCTTTACGTAATACAACGTTAAAACGTAGTTCATACACGCCATCAGGTTTAGGGTAAATGTCAATACCGTTATCGCCATCATCGTCTACACCGTTAAAGCTGTAGAAGTGTGGTGGGCCAGTAGGAGCATCTTCAACAAGATAAGCGTTGTTCATCCAAGTTGATCCACGATATTGCATGAACCAATTAGAAGTATCGTTAATAACATCTAATACTTTCATTCGATTTTGTGAACCGTTTAGAACATAGTTGAAAGCAGTATCTGAAGTTGTTACAGTTAAAGTTGTGCGTAAAGCTGTCCAATCCCAAGCATCTTCTACACTTCGTTTAGCGTCGTTAACAAACTCTCCAACAAGGCGTGAGTAACTGTTTTGATCAACAGAGGTTACTTCTTCCTCACGCAATCTACGTAATACTCTGTTTACAATTTGTAAATATGTCATTAGTAAGGAAACCTCTTTAATAATTCAGCGCTTGTTAACATTCCTTGGCTTTCGTTTTCTAACGCTTTTTGTTGTAGAAACTGAGCTAGTGGATCAGTCCGCTGTGGTTGATACGATGTTAGTTGTGGAGCTGCAACATCTATGTAGTTTAATAATTTCTGTGTGTCTTCTACTTTTGTTTTCATTTTCCATAAATCACTAAACAAACCGTCAGTAGTTCTAGTAGCCGCTGCACCGGGAGCACCAGCAGCTCCAGTGGCGCCTGTTTCGCCTTGTACTCCTTGCTCACCAGTATCACCTTTTTCGCCAGCAGCACCAGCAGCACCAGTAGCGCCAGTGTCGCCAGTGTCGCCTTTATCGCCTTTAGCACCATCTAAACCATCTATACCGTCTATACCATCTAAACCATCTAGACCATCTAAACCATCTAAACCATCTATGCCGTCTACACCGTCTACACCGTCTAGACCATCTACACCATCTATGCCGTCTAGACCATCTATACCGTCTACACCGTCTATGCCGTCTACACCATCTAGACCATCTAAACCATCTATGCCATCTACACCGTCTATGCCATCTACACCGTCTACACCGTCTACACCGTCTATGCCATCTACACCGTCTGTACCATCTACACCAGCAGCACCGGTAAAATCTTCAGCAGTTGTAAAATCTTTAAACAACTCGTATATTTCACTAGTTGTTGGTTTTTCTTCTTCTCCAGTTGGTGTTGCTTCAGGCTGTTCAGCTAACACATCTTCCATTGTAACTTCAGGTTCTTCTTGAATAGGGCCATAGACATCTTCGTATGAAGTGCCAGAACGTAGCTCATCAACAAATTGACCACCCATTTTAATATAATCGTCTATGGGTAACTCACCTGCTAACACTGCTTCATAAACTTGTTTAAGCACTATATCTTCTTCTTCAACACCGCCTTCAGCTGGAGTAGTGTCGGCACCTGTTAACATTCCATCTCCACCAGCGGCAGCAGCATCCTCAGCAGCTTTAGCGGCAGCAGCATCCTCAGCAGCTTTAGCGGCAGCAGCGGCAGCAGCATCCTCAGCAGCTTTAGCGGCAGCATCTTCTTCTAACGTAATTTCTTCAGAAGGTAATTCAGGAATGTCAATTTCTTGCTCGTACTCAGCTTGAGGAGGTTGCTCACCTGTTACATCAACTTGTTCACCGCCCTCGTCAGTGACGACTGCTTCTTGTTCTTGTTTTATACGAGCTTCTTCAGCTAGTCGATCTGCTTCTGCTTGCTCCGCTGCTACTCTAGCTGCTTCTGCTTCGTTTGCTAATGCTTGTTGTCTAGCTGCTTCAGCCTGTGCCTCTTTAGCTAATCTTTCTTGTTCTAAAGCTGCTGCTGCATTTTCTTCAGCAAGTGCTGTTTCAGCTGCTATTCTAGCTTCTTCTGCTGCTCTATCTGCTGCTTCTTGAGCTGCTATTCTAGCTTGCTCTGCGGCGTCTGCTGCTGCTTTGTTAGCTGCCTCTTGTTCTGCTGCTACTCTAGTTGCTTCTTCTTCAACACGTTGTGTTTCAGCTTCTTCAGCGGCTACTCTAGCTGCTTCTTGTTCTTGAGCCACTCTTGCTTCTTCAGCTGCTATCCTAGCTGTCTCAGCTTCAGCTGCTTTAGCTTGCTCTGCTGCTACACGTTCTTGCTCAGCTACTGCTGCTTCTTGAGCTACACGCTGACGCTCAGCTTCCGCTGCTGCGGCTGCTCTAGCTTCTTCTGCTATCCTAGCTGCTTCGACTTGTTTAGCTTCTTCAGCCGCTGCTGCCTCTGCTGCTACACGTTGACGTTCAGCTTCTTCAGCTGCTTCTTTGGCTTCTCTCTCAGCTTCTAAGGCTTTAGCGGCATCTGCTTCATCACGAGCGCGCTGCTCTGCTTCTGCTTGTTTGCGTGCTGCTTCGGCTTGTGCTTGTTCTGCTGCTACTCTAGCGGCTTCTGCGGCTGCTCTAGCTGTCTCAGCATCTGCTGCTGCTTTAGCTTGTGCAGCTTCTTCAGCGGCTTGTTTAGCCTGTTCTGCTGCCGCTGCTTCTTGAGCTTTAGCAGCTTCTTCAGCTGCCTTAGCATTTGCTTCAGCTTCTTCTTTGGCTTTAGCAGCTTCTGTAGCTAATCGAGCATCTTCAGTTTTCTTTTCTTCTATGTCTAAATAGGCTGTACGAAGTGTGTTTAAAGCTTCATAAGCAGCGTCTACGCTTCCAGTGTTTTCATAAGCGTCTACAGCTTTTTGACTCCAATTAAGAATCATGCCTTCTGGAACACCAGCTTTCTGTGCTGCTTCCATTGATGCTGTTAACTCTGGGAAAGCATTTTTAGTAGCTGCTCCCAACACATCGCCTAGGTCTGTTCTGCCAGTAGCAAGCCCTGTAATATCTGATAACGGTATGCCAAACATTTCAGGAGCTACAGAAGCTGCTGCTAACGTGCTTTCATATAATGCCTGTGCTTGAGCACCAGATGTTATAGAACCCGCTGCAAAAGCCTTATCAACAGCAGCGTCTGCGGCTGCTTGGGCTTCAGCTAGTGATTTTCCTTCAAGCGCTCCAGATATATCTAAGCCAGCTCCAACAAGAGTAAGAACGTCAGCAGGGCTTAGGCTCATGCCAGAAATTGCTTTTAACC